CCGCTTGGATGTTCTTCGTCACCTTGAATATGATCGTGATGAGGCCCGGAATGAGGATGGAGACGATAAACTCAACGTCTTTCGTCAGCAGGCCTACCACCGTCGCCTCCGGGTCGAGCGTTGTGTCCACACCCTGAACACCAAGAAAGATGAACAGCAGCGTGACAACGTTGGTCAGAAAGTTCTGGCTCTCAAGTCTTGTTTTCATATATAGATTTTTTTCGTTTCAATATCTCAATCAGCCGGTCCCGCTCCTCGTTGCGCTTGTACCGATAGCGGAACATGTGCATGACGATGAAAACGCCTGCATTCATCACCACCTCGGACAGACTGGGCACGTAGAGGCTAAAAGCGTCTATTGCGAACCCAGCAGCCACCATAGCTACACCAGCGCGAATCCACAAGCGGCTCAGAAATGGGTATGTTTCCAGCCATTTCGGGTCTGTCAAGAGCGTCTGCAATGCCCATACAGCCCACAAGGCTATGCCGATTACTGCCACCTTGTTGGCGACGATCACCACTATCATTCCGGCTTCAATCAGCTTTTCCATTTTTCGTCATTTTCAGTCCAGCCAGGCGGTTCTTCACTACATCCTCCGCCCCGGCGAATATCATCGGCACCAGGCGCATAGCCAGCAGCCCGACCAAGAAGCAGGCCCCCGCATAGGTAGGCCCTTCCAGGCTGAAAAACTTGGCTGCCACAGGCCCCAAGTATCCTGCCAGGATTGCGCCGCTAAATATGGATAGAGCCGCTTTGCACCTCCACCGCATACTCCACCCCGCCAAAGTACAGGCGCAGCGTGTCGGAGGAGTAGGTGAGGGAGTCGACACCAGGCGGTATGATCGCCACGCTTAATGCCGTCGCGCCGTAGCGCAACCGCATGTTTCCTGATTCCCATTATTGTAAAGTTTTGTGATATAGACCGCTGTTACACGGTCTTTATCCTCATTCCCACTTCTCAAGCTCTTCATTGATGAATCCGAGCATGTAGTTTTCCATTTCCGGGTCGTAATTCCCGTGATTATGGATAACGAACTCCTTCCAATCACCGTCGGCGATGTTGTGGAGAAGTTGTTGTAACGCTGCTACTGCACCGACAGTGAACTGTTCTGCTTCCTTATCATACTTGATGGTTGCTTTGTACACCGGGATACTGCTGCCGAAGAAGTGGGCCGTTTCTTCCCCCGTCTTTTCGATGCTCGGCCACGCTGCGAACATGGTGTCAGGTCTGGTCGTATACCTGATCTCGAATATGTCCGTTGAGTCATTGGAAAGGATGACAGTTCTTTTTGCTTGTGGCGTGGAACAAGATGTCCCCATCATGAGCAAACAGAGGGTAACGACGATGGCTAGGATAGCTTTAAGAGTTTTCATATCCGTTATTTGAATTTGGTGACATCCTGTAATGGTTGTCTAATGGATAACATTGAGAGGTTTCAATGTTTATAGGCATTCCAGCCTATTAAGAGATGAAAGCAGGCTTCTTCCGGTCCTCTAGTCCTTGCTCTTGGATCCTACCCGCCTTCTATTTCTTAAAAAAGGGAGAGCTGCGTTCAATGACCAGGAACACTGGTAAGCAAACTCCCCCCTGCATAATCAGCCTTCAAAATCCTCTGTCTCAACCCATTCGCTGGGGAGAACTCTCATACACCACATAGGCTGATTAACAATCTCATGACATCCATCCACTAAAGATGATTGTCATTATTTTACACGTTATTATATATAACGGTGTAATCCAAAAAATCTTCAAGGGAATAACCCCTCAGAAGACAGCGAGTCTGCATGAATATGCAGGATACGAGCGTCTGAAACGGGTTATGACCGATCAATTACTCGCAATAAAGAAAACAACATGAAAATTGTCTCTTTAAAAGTTATCAGAAATGACAACATACAATCACCATATTCTGGAAAATTCTCGCATGTAATCTAAAAAAGATTTCATACATATATATAACGTGTAAACTTAGATACAAAGACAGAAAAATTTCTTTTCCTTGTATCTTGGAATACTCAGCAAAACTGAGTAAGGACATCCATATGGAGAACTCCTTATCGTCGAAACTGAGTAAGGGTCTCCCCTTGGAGGGACGCCCCATTGCTGGGGTATCCTGCGCATACTCCGATGACTGCTGCCAACAGGCAACCGCCAACGAAGATGCAGAACAGGACGCTAAGCCCATTGTTCAGATCTTGCGTATTCATGTTATTGTAATTTTGATTCCTCTCCCCAGCTTTTACACTGGAGAGTGGAGTCTTAGACCAATTCGGCGACGACGTGCTTGCGGGCTGCGTCCAACTTGGCCTGGGCAACTTTGCCTTGGCTGTTGGTAAAGCCGGACAGATCGACCTGGTTTGCCGACGCGAGGGCGAGCAAAGACGCAGAGTCCATGCCCATGATGCTCTCTTCGGAGAGATCGGGTTCGCTCGATACTGCCGGAGTGCTGGGACGTGCTCCGAGGATGGAAGCGAGGTCGTTAACCTTCTTCGTAGCCTGGGGCAGCGGAGAGCATCCGACTACGCGCAATACCTGCTTACCGGCGCGGTTTTCGACATGGCCGATGGAGAGTTTTACTACTTCTCCGTTCTCGGGGATGTAGCGGGAATTCTCGCGGAAGCCTTGGGAAAGACCGAGGTTCAGGGCAGTCTGGAAATCGCCGTTGTTGAACGCCTCAACCAGCTCTTCGACTTGGTCGGGAGCAATGGCCTGGAAGTTACAGATGATCCGGGTCTCCCCGGTCTCTTCATCAACGAATTCGTTGCGGCCCACACACTTGGCGGTAAGGCTGCCCTCACCACTTACAGTGTTCCGCAATTTAGCGTTGACAAGGCGTTCAAAGGCTTCGTAGGTCATCTCCCTGGGAGTACCGTCGCCATTGACCAATTGGATAACATCATTCGGGTTCATATGAACAAATTGAGGTGAATAAATGCTATGAAGTTGACAGCCTTCGGCCAGAGGAACCCCCCGGGCATTGAAAACTGTCCAGACTTAGTGGGGGTCTTCATTCAGGTGGTCCCCCCTCTCTCATCTCTCCAAAATTTTTTCTCAACATTCCCACAGAAAATTATCACTCTAATATTTTCCCAAAAATTTTTCCCAAATAAAATCGATCCAACATTCAAAATATACCCCCGGTATCGAAAAATTACTCAAAAAATCTTCAAAAATTAAGACCCCAAAAATTTTTTTTCAATTTTTTGAAATTTTTTTTCTCAATGTTTACGCGGGTTTCAGCCGATTTTGACCTTTTTTGTTTAACTCTTTTTAAAAAAACCCCCTTTTTATCATTTTTTTTTATTATATTTGCAACAGTTTTACATGATTCTCAAAGTAGTGTAAAATTAGCCTACGCCCATAGACCTAAGGAATCTATGGAAACGGAACGCGCCTTAGGCCCCATTCTACAAGGCTATGGGATTTCCTAAGAGCACAGACGTCGGATTGTAGCCACTAAATAAGTGGTGAGTTTTCTCCGATAGGGCGACAAGGATTAGATATAAACCAGGATACGAGGGAGATTAGACAAAAGTATTGGTCTGCTTGAATTAACAAGATGATTTTATTTCCTCCGTGGTGTAAGAAATTGAAGATGCAAATCTGAGATTTTATCGGACTGTCTTGGCGAAGTTCTTTTCTGAAATAAGACCCGCGCTTTTCCGCTAAGAAAAAAGTGAAGGGGGAAGCCTTGGTCTGTCTGGTTGAATCGTATATCAGATTATCTGTTATGATGATAATACAGATTATACGATATTGAATATTCAGGAATGAAGCTACACGCGCATGAGTTATGCAAGATTAAAAAAGGAAGTTGATCGATTGATTGGCTTTCTTGAGGCGCCAGATTTAGTGGTGGTTATTGATGATGATGATAACAGGACAATGTTTTGTTACAATCAAGAAGTTTTAAGAGATATGCTCGTAAGGCTACGGATGGAAGAAAATTCTGATGATGAACTTAAAGTACGCTCTGTTAGAAGTAAAGAAGCTATATCCCAAAGTTAATATAGATATAGAAGTTAAGGATAATGAGTTTTGTTGGTATATTTATGGTATGCCGTATAAGAAAGATTTGAAGAAAGTAGTAAAGAAAAATGATGGGATAAAATTTAAGATTCCAATTGAATTGTGGAATGACGAAGAAACCGTCATTAGAGTTTTAAAAGAAACGTTGCTGAAATGATAGAAGAAACCGAAGCTATAGAGGTATTTTATGGAGAAGTTCCTTTATGGCCTACTGATGTAAAATTAAAAGTGTTTATTGGGAATCTTGGGATTCCTGATGTAATGACACGAATGTTAGGAGAAAGTCCTTTACATTGGGCAGAGATAGTTGGAAACAACGGTTCTTTGTCTTTCTTTTTTAAAGGGATGAATAATGAAGATTCCATTGTTATGTATCTTGATGATAATAGAGTGGATCTTCTAATTAGAGAGGCTTTGGCTTCTGTATGGATTCTTGCTCAAAAAGAGAAGATAAAGATTAATGAAGATAATTTGAGATTGATTTCAGACTTTGTAGTATATATTGTAAAGGCTGTTTTCAATTATAAAAGACATGGGTTAGATGAATCCGAGGATTAATTTAAAGCTGGAAAGACAAGAGAAAGATATGTACAAAGATTACTTCTATCTTGTTAACTTGCACAGGCCAGAAGAAATGCGAATGAGTGGTAGAGAAATTGATCTTGCTGCCGCATTTGCTGTACTTGGTAATTTTTCGGTAGAACCTAGAAGTAGAAACACAAAGAATTTTGATTTGTTAAAAGAACAAACTGGAATGAGTTCTTCTATGATTTCCCAGTATGTTGCTAAGTTAATGGATAAAAGAACATTGATAAAGGATGAGGATGGTTTGATTCGATTGCCTGACTCTGCTTTACAGTTTGTGAAGGTTTTGAAAGGACAACTTCAGAAAGAAAAGAAGTTTGTTTTTAACTATGATATAGAATATGAAGTTCAATAAGGTGTTGGATCAGATTGATTATGAAATTATTCAGTGGAGAAAACTAATAGGAGAAATACCACACACCCTTATTGTTGATGTATTAACTTATCATAGAATTAAGGATGAATTAGAAATGCCTGTGTATCTTTATTTGAGCAGGTTAAAAGGTATGAGATTATTAGTAATGTTCACTGATGAGAATATTATTGAGTTTATATGAATGAAATTGATACCAGAGTTTCTGGGGCTGAGGATATACAAAGTATAATTGACGAGGTCGCAGAAAGAAGTGGAGAGAGTCCGGAACTGATTAGAAAATTACTGTACAATGCTTTTGATTATATTAGAGCTGGTTTACAGAATCCGGAAAGGCCTTATATAATGTGGAATAAATTGTTCACGTTTAAGATGATGCCAAAAAGAATTAATCAGTATATCGAAAAAATTGAAACAGGAAAGGTACAATATCGCCCAGGAATGGAAATGAAACTGGAGAGGTATAGAAGGTATCTTGAGTTATGTAAAAAATATTATAATGGCAGTTGGTAAAAAAAGTAGCATTATTACACCAGATCAAAGTATTTATCTTCCTAGTAATGAAGCACAAAATATAGTCTTTGAAAGGCAGCAAAAAATTGGTGCGGAAAAACAGGCAATAGTTGAAGAATATAACAGGAATCTGTATAATATTGATCCCCGGTTTAAGGAAAAGATTTTTACGAATGGGATGGTTGTTGTTAAATTGATGAAAGATGACTATCTGGAGATTAACCAAGACAGCGAAAGAAACGAAAGCGGTTTGATTATAAATGCCCCAACCAGAAAACAATCAAGGATGCAGGTAGAATCTCAAGGAGGAAAATTAGAAATGATTGATAATCCTGTTCCTTATCTTATGATTGGTGTTGTTTGTGCTTTTGATGAAGATATTTTGGAGAAGGCCGGTGGTACTATGAAAGAGCATCTTAAAGTTGGCGCTACAGTTGAATTATTTAATTTGTCTCTTCAAGATTCCATTTATTATATTGATAAGAAAAAAGCAGATTCTCCTATTGAGAGAAATGAATTAATTGCTGGTGTAAATCCTTTCCCTAATTACGAGGGATATGTTTTGGTTAGACCTAGTGATATTGAATGTTTTATTCCTAAAATTAAGCTGTAATGGGGAGAAATAAAAAAGGCCTAGAAACTTCGGACAATACTTTGCAAATTCAATTGGCTGTTCTCAAAGAAGAGAATTTAAAATTGAAAGAAAGGATCGTAGAGGAAAGAAAAGCAGGAGCAAGATATCAAGCACTAGTAAATGTTATTTTGTGTTTTATTGCCGCTAAGTTTGGAACGATTAAGAATTTTCAAAAGCTTGGTGGATGGAAAAATGTTTGGATGTGGGCTACAGCTATTCCTTTCTTGATTGATGTAATTTCTGAAATTGTTTGTATTGCTAGGAAGGATGAAGAACATGCTTGTAATGATAATGAGAAAAGAGAAGAAAGATTGAACTCTTGGTGTAAGCAAATAGGTTTAAAATGATTTGGTTTTCTACAGCTATAACAATTGTAATGTTTTTTGTGTCTATTAAAACATATTGGGAAAATTCTGAATTACTGAGAATTTATCAAGATGTATCGAATATTGATCAAGAAGATAGAAAAATCATGTACGGATCTGGATTGCTAACATTTTATTTTGCCGGGTTCACTGTTCTTTCTTTGGCTTCTTTAATATTTCAAGTGATATGGATCATTCACAATTTGTAAACAAGTTTAATCTTTTGGTAGAAGAGTTAGATGGCACTCTTCTTAAGAAAGGAAGTGATTATGCAAATCAGGATAAGTTGTCTAACTTTAAATTGGCTGGAAATATTACAGGGATTGGGGCACCATTGAATTGCCTCAATCTCGTTGCAACTAAAGTAGCAAGACTGGGGGTTTTATTGAATAGTGATAAAGAGCCAAGTAATGAGTCAATCCAGGATTCTGTAAAAGATCTTATTTGTTATGGCATCTTATTATACATGATATTAGATGAACGAGATCATAATAGCGTTTTTTAACGGGCAAACTATTATTATAAGTATTCTTTTCATTATAATGGCCGAGCTTATTTCTGCTAGACTTATGAGAGAAGCTGATGATACAGAATGCAACGGTTTTTGGTGTACTTTGTCAATGTGTTTTATTTTGCTGGGTTATGTAGGAGGTGCAGCAGGATTTATTTCTTTAATTTTTATTGGAGTAAAAAATATGTTATGACGATTAAAAAGTTTTGGGAAAATTTTACCCCAGCAAATGTTTGGTTTACTGTTCAGGGATATTGGAGAACTTATGTTTCACATAGAAAACCAAAGAAGTTAACTGTTGAAGAGAAGATAAAAAAATGTCCTGAATGTTGGGAAGCTGGAGAATGTGTTGTTTGTAATTGCCCCATAGTCCCCATGTTTCAGTCAGACAAGCCTTGTCCAAAGGAAAATTTTTAACAATGAAAGAAGCTAAAGAACAAGAAAAAAAGTTTTCTGCACTTGAACAAATAGAATATGCTTTTGGTACTCCAGAAAGCGTTAAAGATTATATGCAAAGAAGATATGGAAACTAATAATGGGTGGGTAGAAAAGACCCACAATTTTGGAGAAGTAAAAGAAAAAGAAGAGGTTATTTATACGTTTGAATATGCTGGTAATAAAAATTATAGTTATCATACTAGTAGCTGTGGGTGTACTACAGGAGTTTGGGATAACGGTAAAATAGTAGTAAAGTATAAAACAGGAGTAATTCCTGCGCATATTAAGGAGAAACAAAATTACATGGATACCACAAAGAAAGTATTCGTGTATTTTAAAGATGGTCATGTAGATGAATTACGATTAGTCGGAAAAATTATAACATGAACATAGAAAAATTATATCAGACGGTTAAGAATTGGTTCCGTCCTTATACTAAAGAAGAACAAGAACTAATAGTTGAAAGACTCCGACAAGCCAAAGAAAAATATCTGGCAGGAACCATATTATTTACTGGTTACTCCGAATTAGAAATCATTGATGTGGAATGGGATTACAAAGCAAAATGTCCAACTGCATACTGTTTTGATCATATTAGTCAATTAGATAAAAATATTTGGCTTACTGAATTTAAGTTATGATATTTACAATTAGAAATAATGTACCTACGATAACTTTGGAGGGAGTAAATATTCCTGAATTCAAAGCTATTTGGATGAACGATCCTAGCGAGGAAAAGATACTGGCGTCTAAGGAGTTGGCCTATGTTTATCATATGGCCAGCCCGAAGTCGTCTTATGCTAAACTTTCCGAATTGGAAAAGGAAGGAGAAGTTAGAAGAGACTTTATAGGGAAAGACGATTGGGAACCTTCTGAACTTGTATTACAAGCTATTAATAAATTTAAGAAATTAAACACTACAGAGTTAATGCGTCTTTTAGATGCTGCTGCCAGTGTAGCCGATAAACTTGCGGATTATTTTAATGGTATTGATTTTGAAGAGGTGAGTATGCAAGGATTACCAAAGTATGAAGCAGCCTCCGTTATTAATTCTCTTTCTAAACTTTCCAGTGTAGTTAAATCTATCAGAGAATTAAGGGAACAGGTTAATAAAGAACAGGAGCTTAATTCTGAGAAAGTACGCGGCAATGTTAGCTTATCAATATTTGATGAAGATGAGTGAAATAAAAATTAGTATTGAGTATAATCCGAATGACCCCGAACATCTTAGGTCTATGAAAAGATTTTTAAAAGCTAGCGAAATGGCCAATGCTTTGTGGGATGTAAGAGATCTGTGGAGGAAATATAAACACGAAGATTTAACCGAAGATCAATGGAAAATTGTAGACGAATATACAGATAGAATTCGTGATATTCTTATTGATCGCGGAATTTTTCTTGATGACCTATTAAATTAATAAAATGGCAATAAAAATTTTTGACCCAATTATTTATGCTAACTGGGATCCAGATGAAGAGTTGGTAAACGAAGCAGCAAAGCTTATTCATGAGGCCAATGAAATACTTGATGAAGATGACGAAGATATTGAGGAAGGTACACAACTAGAGTTTGATTTTGGTGACGAAAAAGATTAACTTTAAAGTAGCAAGAATATGGGATGACTATGAAAGTAGCATCCCAGTAGATATTCTAGAAAAATATCCAGAGCTGTATGGCCCGATCACACATATGAGTTTAAAGAATCCAGTGCGCAATACCGATGAGCCGCTGCTATTTTTTAATGATGTTAGTGTGTTTAGGCCAGCAGCCCTGGCTTTTGAAAAATCAAGGCAAGAAGCTAAAGGAACAAGCCTAGATCCTAAATATACTTATGCCCTGGAGGGGACAAAAGCGTATAAAGATTTTTGGGAAGAAGAAAGGCGTAGATGTTTGCAAGGATATGAGCCTATTATTGATGGCGAACCTTGCGGTGTTAGAATTACAGGAGAGCACTATTTTTATCTTAACTACTGTATTATTGGTAAAGTAGTAAAGAATGAAATGACTGGTGAGGATACCGAAGAATTGGGATTCCCTAATTTTGCTTCGATGGATTATTACTGGTTCAAGGAACTGGAAAAATCAGAGAACCCGCCAGAAGGAAAGGAAAAAGAAAACTTAATTGTGGCCAAGGCGAGACGAAAAGGATACCAGCAACCTAATTCGGAAATAGTAATGACTCCTAATGGTTATTCTACTATGGGTCAACTTAAACCTGGAGATAAAGTTTTAACGCCAACAGGAGAAGCCACTATATTAGAATATTATCCGCAAGGGCTTTCAGATGTCTATGAAATTGAGTTATATGATGGCAGGAAAGTTACTTGTGGTTTGGAGCATTTGTGGGAAGTTTATAGTAGAGTAGGAAGAAACGGAGAAAGACAGAAAAAAGTTGTAGATACAGAATACCTTTTGAAGCAACAATTAAAAAAACGTAATGCCTATCAATACTACCTTCCTATTAACGAAGAAGTTCAGTATGAAGAAAAAGAATTGCCTATCCCAGCATATACAATGGGTTGTATTCTTGGTGACGGTAATGTAAGTAAACAGTTTAAAATTTCTGGTATAGACGATGAAATTTTTAATTATTGTTTAGAAGAGTTGGAAAATTATTACTCCGGTGGCGTGTATGAAATAGGAGCAGTTTATAAAGCAAACAAACAGTATGTTTTTGCTTGTTCACCAGAAACTAAAAACTATTATAAGCAAAAATATGGAACTTCTAAATTTGCTAATAGCGTTAACCCAGTATATGAGGAATTAAAAAAATTAAACTTAGACTGTACGTCGGATAAAAAATATATTCCTTATGAATATAAAATAGGTAGTGTAGAACAACGTTATAACCTGGTTAGAGGTCTTATGGATACCGACGGTTCCATTACAAAAGATGGATACATTTCTTTTTCTAATGTGTCAAAACGACTTGTGTTGGATTTACAAGAAGTTTTGTACTCTTTAGGTATTGTATCAGTTTTTAGGCAGAGAAAAGATGGCTTATACATACTTTATATTGGCACAAGTAAATCTGTGTTCAAAATAAGCAGAAAGCTAAATAGAATAAAGCCTGAGATAGAACATAGAAACTATATTCCGATAGTTTCAATAAAAAAGTTAGATTATCAAGAGGAAAGTAGCTGTATCTTAATAGATTCAGACAATCACCTATATTTAACCAGAGGCTATATAGTAACGCATAATTCGTATAAAAACGCAGCTGGCGCCGTATGGAAATATACTTTCTTTAAAAACTCTAGGATTATTATTGGTGCTGAGTTTGGACAAAAGGCCAAGCAAACTTTTGATATGTGTTTGAACATGATTGATTTTCTTAATCAAAACACTGAATTCAGAAGTCCTTGGACCCATAGGAAAAGCGCAGAAACTAAATGTTATATTCGTTCTGGTGTAGAAGTAGAAAAAAATGGTAGAAAGTATACTAAAGGTAAAAAGTCTATTATCGAAACTGTTTCTTTTAGTAATAAACCAGATGCGGCTGCTGGTGCTTCTGCCACAAGAATATTGATCGAGGAGGCTGGTTTGATTACAAATCTTAAAAAAGCCTGGAAATTTACTGAACCGTTATTAAGATCTGGCAAGAAAAGAAAAGGGATCGCAATTGCCTTTGGTTGTGTAACTAAAGGAACAAAATTGTGGACTGCCGAAGGAAAAGTTGTAAATGTAGAAGACGTAAAATTACATGATCAGATCCTCGGTTATAATAAAATTGGCGCATCAAAAGAATCTGTCTCTTATTTGCAAGAACCCGCCAAGAAAGACTGTTACTATATTAAAACAGACAAAGGAACAGAATTAGAGTGCTCTTTTGACCACCCTATTCTGGCTAGTAATAACCATTCCTATTATCGGTTTAGAAAATATCTTGATAAGAAAACCCGTATAACAGAAAAAAGGGTTAAAAAGGCCTCCTTTGTTAGAGCGGAAGATTTACAAAGGAAAGATCAAGTTGCTGTTATTGATTCAGTTCCTATGTGGGGAAAAGAACATCTTTTAGAAGCAAGATTTATAGGATGGTTAATAGGGGACGGTTCTTATGGTTTCGATAAAACCCCGGTGCTATCCACAGAAAATGATGAGTTGTTTTCTCACGTTAAAAATAACTATGAACATACAGTAGAAAGGGAAAGAAAAACCAAGTTGGGCCGAATTTATCGCGAAATAAGAATAAAGGGCATTACTAAATATCTTAGACACACTGGGATTTATGGGCAGACTAAACAAGCAAAAAGATTGCCGATAGATATACACAAGTATAATCGAAAAAGTTTAGCAGAATTGCTTGGTGGACTGTTCGATACAGATGGATGTGTATTTTATAAAAGAGATAAAAACGGACATTTAAATGGTTATATAAACTTCACTACGGCCGTAAAAGAATTGGCCGAAGAAGTTAAATACCAACTGATTAAGTTTGGGATTCATGCAAGTGTTGAGACAATTAAATCAAAACCAAGAGACAGAAAGATACAGGATAAAAGTATTTATTATAGGGTTTCTATAAGAGAGTCTGTTTCTATAAAAAGATTTTATCGCCACATATCTTTTAGAGTAAAATATAAACAGCAAGCCTTGTCCAATTTTTATCGTCTTATCAAGAAAGAAAAGAAGATTGGCATCACCAAAAGCGCGCTTGTATTTAGAAATGGGAAAGAATTTGCAACAGTTTTATATCTTAATGGAGTAAGATTTGAAACTATAAAAGAGATAAAACCTATTGGAGAAAAAGATATTTACAATCTTACTGCTGAAGGAACAAATACTTATTTAGCAAACAACATTATTACCCACAATACGGGCGGGGATATGTCCGGTTCTACACAAGATTTTGCTGATATGTTCAATGATCCTTCTTCTCATATGTTTAAGGTATACGATAATATATATGAGGAACACGACTCTAGGGGGAAATGTGGTTGGTTTGTTGACGATATGTGGTTTAGAGAAGGTGCCTGGGTTGAGATCAATGGCATTAGATATGAAGCTGTTGATGATAATGGCAATGCTTTAAAATGGGTAGCTGAAATAGACCTTAATCAAGAAAGAGCAAAGATAGCTGGAAAAGATAAAGAGGCTTATACAGTTGCCTTGTCGCAGTATTGTAAAAGTGTATCTGAGGCTTTCCTTATTACTTCTGGTAATGTTTTTCCTGTTGCAGAATTGTCTTCTAGATTGAGTGTATTAAAAACTCCTGAAGGACAAAGGTTAGCAGGGACAAACGGAGATCTCGTAGAAAAATCCGGAGTTGTATATTTTCAACCAGATTTAACTGGGAAAAAAGAACCTATAAATCGTTATCCTACACCGAAAAGCAAAAAGAATTTAGATGGTTGTGTTGTACAATTTGAGGCGCCGTTGGAAATAAACGGTAAAGTCCCTTCTGGTGCTTATATTATTTCCATTGACCCTCTTGGTATTGATGGTGCCGGCGAGGAATCACTTGTAGCTATATATTGTTTAAAGACAAAAAGATATGCACATTTAATTGGACACGATGAGATTGTTATGTCTTATGTTGGGAGGCCAGCAGTAGATCCTCTTGATGCTACTAATTGGATTCTTCTTAAAATGGCAAAATACTATAACGCAAAGGTTACACATGAAAATGATAGAAATGGTGCTGCAATAAGAAATTTCTTTATTCAACAAAAAGAAGTTGGAAGATTATTAAGGCCACCTGCTGACATTGTAGAAAAACATGTAACCCACTCTACTACTAATTTAAGAAAATCTGGCCACTCAATGGGTAACGTAAAGTTAAAAGAATTGGGTGAAATTTATCTTAAGAGATGGTTATTAGAGAGGAGGGGACTTAATCCAAGCAATGGGCTAGAAGAATTAAATTTAGATAAAATAAATGATCGTGGCCTTTTAGAAGAGTTGATATCCTATAATAGAGATGGAAACTTTGACAGATGCGTTGCAAAAGGAAGCCAAGTTCAAACATTAAAGGGTAAAGTTCCAATAGAATATCTTAATATTGGTGATCTTGTTTTAACTCATACAGGACATTATAAACCAGTAATAAAAACAACATCTACTATACAAGAACTTACAACCGAAGTTTATGTTGTGGGGCAAAATGAACCGTTAATTTGTACCCACGACCACCCAATATTAATTTCAGAACAAGATAAACGGGCTGGCAACAGGCACTGGAAATTTAACGAAAAAACCTGTTTTAAATCCGCCGCATCTTTAACTCCTTACAGAGATTTTGTGTTTATTCCTAAGGAACAAGAGATCAAATACTTTTTAACTCCAGAAGAGGAGTACTTGGTGGGATGGTATGTTGGAGATGGTTATCTGCATAAGAATAGGCTAACAATAACTTTTGGAAAAAAAGAAATGGAACAAGCAAAGAAAATTGCGGATATCATGGATAAAATTTCTTTGCAACACGATTTAACGCCCCACCATAACACAAAGCCAACAGCAACAATAAAAGATATGGGGTCTCATATATTAGTATCTAGAAATTCTCCATATATTGCAAGCATATGTAAAACATACGGTGGAGTTGCAAACAATAAAAAACTGGAATTAAATAGTATAGAGGCCGCCATAGGGATTTTAGAAGCAGAAGGAAGTTTAAAGATTACGCCGAGGGTGGCAGTAGAAGTTTCTATGTGTGATAAACATGTCATAGAAAAAACGAGACAAATTTTAATTAATTATGGAATATGGTCCACACAAAGAACTTTCAAGGTTAAAAATTACAAGAGTATGTATAAGTTGACTATTCCACATCTGTACGTAGATCGCCTTACAAAATATACTCAAATGTACAAAACCAACCTCCGGGTAAAACAAATGCGAAACGTTGCTATTGAAACGGAAAACGGGTTTTTAACTCCCGTAAAAAAGGTGGTTACAGAAAGAAAAAAACAATTGTTTTTCAATTGTGAAATTGAAGAACACCACACTTATGTTTGCCAAGGTTTTGTTTCCCACAACTGTTTAGCATTTATGGGTTGTGTTTTACAACAAGAACAGATGCTTCTCTATATGAAAGACACAGAAGAAAACGAAGAGAGAGATGAGGCTGCCGAATTTTTTAAAGAAAGGCTGCTGTATTTACCATCAATAAACAAAAAATATTATCATGAGCGAGTTAACACTAAGGTATCGTCCGCCACAAAGAATCCCGTTTTCTAAGAAGACGGAAGAATGGAGGAAGGATAATGTGAAATACTGGTGCGACCAAGCAGACCTTCTTTATTATAATGAGTGGCAGAGAATGAATGAAAACTATCTTTTCCATAATAATGTGTTTAATCAAGAAGAGTTTCAAAAATACTGTGATCCGCTTGGATTAGATGCTGGCCGGTATACTGACTATGTGCAACCATTTAATAGGTTGCCGAACAAGATTAATACTTTAATGGGGGAAGAAAGGAAAAGGCCTTTTAATTTCCACATTAAACAACTAGGAAGTAACGCTACAAGTGAAATTCTTAGAGAAAAAGAAAAGGACTTTAGGAATTATGTGAATGCCTTACTCCAAAGAGAAATAGAAATGCAACAACTAGAGTTGCAACAAGCTCTTGGGCAGATTCAAGATGCTGATCAGTATGAACAAATGGCAGCAGAAATTGAAGCTAGATTCCAAAAAGAAAACGAGGGAGTTCTTGATTTAAATAAGATCAAGAATAAATATAAAAACAGAAAGACTACTAAGGAAAAATTAGCCACAACACTTCTGAAAAGTTTTATTGTTAAAAACAAAGTGAAACATAAGAAGAACGAAGCTTTTTTTCATGCTTGTGTAGCTGGTGTAGAGGCCCTTCATATTTATAATCATAATGGCAAAACTTATCTTGAAGTAGTAAACCCACTTGGATTAGCTTGGCACAAATCTCCTGAAGAACAGTTTATGCAAAATGGCGACGCTGTTACTTATAAAAGAGAGATGACTGTTGGGGATGTTATGGATTATTATGGAGACTATTTGAGTAAAGAAGATATTGATAATATCGAAAATTTTCTATCTCGTGTTTATGGTTTGGATGCAAAACTTTATTCTAAGGATGGTTATTCGCCGTCTCATTATGAAAATACAACGAAGGGATATTCGCGGTATGGTGACGGAGATGTAAGACATTCTGGTGCTTATGGACAAGGAACTTCTGATGAAAGTTTCCTTACTGTTTATACCACTTATTGGAGATCTCAAAGAATGGTGGGGTTTTTGACTACTATTAATGAGTATGGAAAAGAACAAGTAGAAATTGTAGACGAAGCTTATGATGTTCCTAAGTATGCGGAAAAGATTAAATACACTAATGAAGAAGGTGTAGACAAGATTCAATATACATGGCAAGACCAAATTACTGGTCAACCGTTTACTCTTCAGTGGGAATGGGTTCCTCAAATATGGCAAGGAACAAGAATCGAAGACAATATTTATGTAAATATCAACCCTCTTTATGGATATTCTGTGTCCGTACACAATCCTAAAGAACAGAAATTACCTATTATTGGTGTTGCCTATAATAATGTAAATGCGCCGATAGTTTCTATTTTTGATAGAGGAAAACATTGGCAAAAGCTGTTTTTAGCAGTTATGCATAAATGGACTAAGCTAATTATGCAAGACCAGTCTGTTCTTAATACTTTGGATACGTCCCTTCTTTCCAAAGAAATCCCCCTTGATATAGCACTTCGCTATGCTTTTGATGTTGGCCTTCTTCCTTATAACTCTTTGAGTAATGCAGAAGGCGCTGGTATTTTAAATAATACAAGAAAGATTATTGAGTCATTCAATCTTTCCAATCCTAACCTGGAAAGATATACTAACATCTTATTATTTCTAGACAATCAAATCTCTGATGCTGTTGGCGTAACAAAACAAAGAGAAGGGCAAATGGCTCAATACTCTAATGCTACCGATAATCAACAGTCTATTATTCAATCTTCGCATATTACTGAAAGTGTGTTTGCACTTCATGATCTTCTTTGGGAAGATACACTGAATTGTGCCATGAAACTTATTGTCGCCAATATAGATAAGTACAAGGGTTTTATGCGCGAAATTTTATCGGACGAAGAAATTGCTCTTATTGATTTAGGAGAAATGAATGAATTTGATGAGTTTAGTATTCGCGTAGTAGATTCTAATAAGTTGCAAGAAGATATTAATCTTCTCCGTGCTAATGCTCAATCCCTTCTTCAAAATGATGAGAATGCTCTTAAATATTTGATTGCTATTATGGGCGCAGAAGGAATGGCAGAACTCAAAGAAGAGATTTATGCTATTCAAGCTGACATTGAAGCGAGAAGAGAAGCAATGCAAAGAATGCAAGGCGAACAAGCACAGCAGATTGAACAAATGCGTATTGAAGCTAGAGAAGATGAGCAAGAGCACGAAATTATGCTCAAAGAAATGGATATTCAAGGACAACTTCTTAAGGCAGAAATTGATGCGTTTAAGTTTCAAAAACAACTAGATTCTGATAATAATCAAATTCCAGACCATCTTGAACTTGCTAAATGGAAGTCTAAAGCGGAAACCGATAATCGCAAACTAGACTTGCAAGAAAAAAAGATGGAACAAGATAAGGAGTTGAAGGAAAAAGAATTGGCAATTAAGAAAACTCAAAAAGCAAAACCAAATGCTAAGTGACGAAGTTCTAGCAAAAATAGTGAATGGTGAAGAGTTGGAAGAACAAGAAGTACAGCCTGAAGTTGAACAGAAGGTTGTAGAGGAAGTTGTTTCAACTCTTCCCCCTACAGATGTAAGGTCCCCGGAATTAAAGTTTCCTGTAACAACAAGGAAGAATAAAAGGGGAAAAGTCTTTAGTTATGGTGCTGGTGTAAATGATTTTTTGTCTAATCGTTAACATTGAGGCGCATAATTAAAAGGAATTAAAAAAAGTACAAAATATATCGAATTTTATTGTTAATTTTGCATTGTTATGGCAGAAATTATTCATCCGGAAGACTTTCCGGTATTTGGTGCGACTAAAAAATCGAGCGCACAACCAGCAGAAGAAATTGACAATGGCCTTCATCCAGTCATCATAGACCCTAATGAAGAAGTCGTTGTTCCTGCACAAGAAGAAGAAATTGAAACTCCGGATACAATTGAAGAAACCGAGGTAAATACTGAAGAACCGGTAGACGAAAAAGACGAGGATTTTGATCCAAAAGCTTATCTAGAACTGGCGTCTTCTTTAGGTGTTCTTGAACTTCCGGAAGGATATGAGTTTAATGCTGAAGATCCAGAAACATCTGTATTGGAAGCTATTGAACACACAAGAAAATTGAATTATCAAAAAGTTGAAGAAGCTTTTTTAAATGATGTTCAAGACAAAGGATTAGCCGAGCTAATCAAATACGGCATTGAAGGCGGTAAGTTTGCCGATCTGGAAGCTTACTTTAATGCTACAAAACAAGAGGTCGACTATGAACAGGTAGATCTTGATAGAGAAGAAAATCAAATTCAGATTTATCGAGAATATCTTAATAGTACTGGAAGGTTCACTGAAAAGAGGATTAACCAAATGATCGAAATGTTACAAGAAGAAGATGAGCTCAGTAATGAGGCTCATAAAGCACGGGATTATTTCATACAAGAAGCAAAAAAGCAAAGAGAAAATCTTTCACAAGAAGCGGCTAATAGAGCTAAAGAAGAAGAGAGAATGGTAAAAGAAAGGCAAAAAGCCTTTATGTCTACCTTGTCGGCTTCTGGTTATAGCAAACCGCAGCAGCAAAAGATTCTTAATTCTTTTAATACTGTAGAACTTGAAAATGGGATGAAAATTAGGACTTTTGAAAAAGCCCTTTTAGACATTCAAAACAACCCAAAACATTATATTGAATTTCTTTCATTGTTAAATGAATACAATCCAGAAAAAGGGTTTACTTTTAACAAAGCCGTTAAGGAGAAAGAAACAGAAATTACTAAAAGTGTTTTAGATAAATTCAAAGAAGCTGCTGGGCATATTGGAAAAGGAACTAGAGCGGCTGCTAAAGATAAGCCGATTGTGCCGAGAGATAATCCTTATGTAAAGAATATTGTTCGTTATTAATAATAAAAAATAAATAATATGAATTTTCAAATGGGTGTTTTGCATCCCGTTACTACCATCACTGATGGTATTGGGGGCAATTCGTTTAATTCGCAACACCTCATTTCCACATATGGATTGGATAAGCCGCACGATCTTAGCTATGGTTCTGTAGAACTTGCTCAGATTTTTTCTGCTTCTGACAGATATCAAGACAAGCCGCTGATCGCCGCTACCGAAGCTAAAGGTAAAAAAATCCTTTTGAAATCGAACCAGTTTACGTGGAAATTACGAGGTTAATTTTTGATGGCCTCGTGTAACATGAAAATGTTACTGGAAACTTACTAAATTGCGGGAACATCTTTATTCCCTTGCGTACCAAGCTTTTTTAGTGATAATAAAGTGGCTCAAATTAACTACTTGAGATAAGGTAAAAAGCGACAAGGGTTAGACAATCCGCAGCGAAACAACTTAAAATATGGATTACAAAGAACTCTATAAAGAGCACGTGTTAGGAAAAAGTATAAAGCAACTTGCTGAAGAAAATAATATAGCACGCATAACCATAACAAGAAACTGGAAAAAATTAGGTCTCGAAACTATTATTAGGAGACACGGAGAACATTCTTTTGACTACAATTTTTTTCAAAATATAGATAACCAAACAAAAGCATATATTTTAGGGTTTACTCATGCAGATGGCAGTGTTAGGCTCAAAGGTATAAAATATCAAATTCAAGAACAAGACAAGGAAATTCTTACTTATATTAAAAATTCCTTGAAAGCAACTTATACGGTTAAATCTTATCCGGCTAAAAAAGTAACAATAATGGGGAAAAAATGTCAAAGTAATGGCTATGCCATTTTAACGTTATTCTCCAGAGAAACTACACGGCAATTAAGAGAGCTTGGGTTTGAAGATAATAAAACTTTTTCAATAGGTTTTCCGCATTATATTGACGATGATTTAATTCGTCATTTTATCAGAGGAAGTTTTGATGGTGATGGTGGCATCACTTTTTATACAGACAAAAGGTATAATCGGATTAACGGAGAGGCTTTTATTTGTGGCAACAGTATTTATATAGATGAATTAAAATTGTTTTTTGAAGCAAGGGGTTATACACCAACAGCAAGACAAATGGGAAAAATAAAAGTTTTGCGGTTTTTTAAACATGAAGAATTAAAAAGCTTGTATGACTTTCTTTATGAAGATGCCGATTTTGCTTTAAATAGAAAAAAGAAAAAATTTGAACAGTTTTTAAATTTTAAGTTAGACGTTCAGAGATCATAATGTAAGCACCGTATAGGTGAAGGTATGATCCAAATTAGATTAAATTCTAATGTATCAAAAACAGCGTTTCCGCGTTGTTGAAGTTGTTGAAACTTCTGCACGTCCTGGTGAGAATGGTGTTGAGATTACTTTTGTACTTGACAAGGGCTGGCTTCGCGAACCTGATGTCATCATCGGTGAACACAATGAATTTCCTTTGGAGATCGTTGGTGAACCTATACAAAGAGGTCTTGGCTGGGAATACAAAGCTATCCTCCAAGACAGCTCCAATGGTCGTTACTTCCCATCTACCCTGCTTCAAGTAGGCCGTGAGTTCTGGAAAGTTTCTACTAGCGTTGCTGATGAAATGAACGAAAAATATGGTACAATCCAGTTCAACTCTGTGTTCGAACTGCGCAGCCACACTGGTAACGTTGCTGAAAAACTGCAATTTACTGATCGTGCTCTGCGTGTCGATATTAACAACAGAGGCGGTGAAATGCTGAAATATTGGAACGTTCCTTTCCTTGATAATAAAGGCAAGCGTTACAGCAAGTTCATGACGATGGCTGAGGCCGAAATGATGAACCAAGTTTACGAAGATATTGAGTGGGGTCTGAACTATGGCCGTAAGTCGATCCGCAAAGGTCCTAACGGTTACCTGAAGCGTACTCCTGCTGGTCTTCGCCAGCAAATGGAAGATGCTCACCAACTGTTGCATAACGGTAACCTGACTCTTACTCGTCTGGAAGAATGGTTGAATGGTATTTACTATGGCCGTAAAGACGCTACTCCTGCTTCGCGCCGGGTGGTTCTTTCTACTGGCGAAATGGGTGCCAAGATGTTCGACCAAATGGTGAAATCTGAGATTTCTAACTTTGTTACTGTTGACAGTCACTTCATTCGCAGTGGTGGTGATTTCCGTCACCTGAGCTTTGGTGTGCAGTTTACTCACTATGTTGGTGTAAACGGTTTGGATGTTACTGTAATGCTTAACCCGCACTACGATAATCCTGACTACTGTCCTCAAATGCACCCAGTTTATACTGATAAGACTATTGATTCGTGGAGAATGGATATTCTTGACTTTGGTTCTACCAGAGAACAGTCTACTGGTGCCATGGGCGATAACATCGCTTTTGTTGCTGAAGATAATGCCGACTATTACTTTACTACCTTTGGTAAGCATGACCCCAAAACTGGCATGCCGATCAACGATGGTAGCCAAGGTCTGGCCGGTGGTGTTGGTGGTTATACCACACAAATTGAAAAATCTTATGGTCTTCTGATTCGTGACATTACTCGTTGTGGTGTTGTGAGATTGAATCTGGAATCGATCTATTAAGATATATTGGTGGGGGATTAATTTCCCCCTCCTTTTTAAAAAATAAATATGAAGGTTCTTATTTTACCGAATCCTGATAAAAAGCCTTTTCATAAATTTGAGCGGGTTATTGAAACTAGCCCGGATGGAACACAAGAAACTACTGTTCCAGAAACACAATTAACAAGAGCTCCCGGTACTAAATATACTATCATGGCTCCTTACTCAAGAAAAGGGGACATTAATACTGGTGCGCTTTTAGAAGAAATTGATAATCCTTATGTGTCTTTGGTTTCTTATCGCACCCCTCAATGGGAAGCATACCTTAAAGGAAAACCTACTGTTCTTAGACAATATGTATTAGAGTACAAACACGGACGTGAGCCGGGATTCTACACTAATTCAATTCCACAAATAGCTAATCCGAAAAAAGATATGGATAAGATTCCCTTTTTTCAAACTGCCGATGCTACATGGAATTTAAATGATGGCGTAACTGTTCTTGATATGGATAATTGGAAGGACGAGCTGTTGTATTACATTATTCCAGCATTACCGCAGATAGCAAATTCTTTTACTGAAAGAAACCATGAAAGTGTTTTCTATCTCGCAGGAGAGGCTGAAGAAGAAGAAAGAAAAAGCAGAAAACTTAAGCAAGTAGATATTGCTATCGCTAAGTTGACTGAAATTGATGCTTTACAAGACGAAACTATTATTGATTTTGCTAAAGTATTGATTCCTAGTTTGAGAGGTATCGGAAGAGACAAAGCATACGCTGAGATTAGCCGTTACATTAGACTGGGTAAAGATATGCTAATGGATTTCATGTCTAACTATAAAATGTGGGAAGACATGGGTACTCGTAAACGTTTTTACGCAAAAGTAAAAGCGGGTGACTACCAAGCTGCTCGTGTGATTATTAAGAGAGGAAATACCTATCAATGGACTCCTCCCAGAAGTCAAGACACTGGTGTTCAACCAGAAACAGTCGTTTGGGACAGATATGATGATGTACTGGATTTCTTATCTGATGTAAGATATCAGCCAGAACACGAGGAGATGAAAAAACAATATGAATTTAAATTGACATATTAATATGATTTCGGTTAGAGAACTACACTACGAATTTAAACAAGAATGTGATAAAATCGATTCTCTTGGAAATGCTGGGTTTCTCCCGCATCAAGTGGATTCGTATTTAAATAAAGGAATTCGTAGTTGGTTCAATGACCATTATGATACTTCGAGAGATGGACGTGGATTTGAAACTACAGAACGTCAAGTTGAACGTCTTGGTGATTTCCACGTCCTTTCTCCTCAATTACAACCTGAAATTATTCCAGTAAATATAGGTAATGGAATTTATGAAGTTAAACTTTCCGATTTGCTTTATAATTACGCCTATATTACTAAGGTAGAAATAAATGGCTTTAAGCCTAATTGCGACGCTGAAAACATGCGGGCCATTTATTATAGAACAAACGATGTTCAAAATTTTTATAAGGCTTCTTCTTGGAAGTGGAAAACTGTTTACTATTCAATAGGAAACTCTTCTGATGGAGAAGGCAAATCAATTTATATCAATACCGCTAATGAATTTGAGTTAGCCGGTATTTTTATTTCCTACCTTAAATGGCCTGTTGATGTTTATTTTGGTGGCTATAGCCATATCAACGGACAGGCTTCTTACCAAAGCCCAAGCCCTCCTATTGACAGCGATGTAGACTACAACTTTAGAGATGAGGTTGTTTCCTATGCTGTTGAACAAGCCAAAATGGATGTTGGAGACAATACTTGGCAAATTTCCCGAAATAGAATAGAATTAAATAAATAAACTAATTTATTATGTTAAGATATACTGATAAAGTTAGAGTAGAGAAGGTGCTTGTGGCTGCTGCTGGTACTGTAATCGAACCGACTGCTCAGACTTTGTATGATGCTAATGGCAACTCCAATCTGGCTACTGGCCAAGTTGGTTTCTACAATGCTGCAAATAACACGTCGTTCGTTGGTGCTGGTGCTACCATGCCTGTCTTCTTCATTGCTCAAGGCCGTGATACGTCTAACGATCCGCCTCAACTGCCTTATCGTCCAATTGAACGTTCGGAGAATATCGTCGTAACTAATGGTGTAGTTTTTGCTGGCGAAATCTGTGCAATTCCTACTAACCATGCTTGGTTGCTTGATGATATTAATCTGAGCGACGAAGAAATCTACGAGACTAGAATTTCTTTTAGCGGACGTAGAAGTGATATTTACAATGGACGCAACATTCCTACCATCTATGGTTCGTTTACTGCTCCTAACTATACTGAAGCAGTTGCCGCCGGTACTTTCGCAAGTACTGCCGCTGCTAAAGACCATCTGGTTCAAAATATTGTTGCTGACCTGCAAGCCCAAGGCTCCAAGTCGATCCACGCTCCTTCTGTTATAGCTATTGCTCTTGACGAAGCTGATGCTGGTGGACATACTGCTACTGTTGCTGATCTTGCTGCGGCTTCTGTTGGTGATAAGTTTACGATTGGTTGGACTAATGGTGATATTGCTCGTCCGATTCAACTGACTATGACCGAGGCTCTCATCACTACTTTTGCTGATGCTGTTACTGCTGGTGACCTGGCTGGTACGGAAGGTGTTGTTCCAGTGGTTGTTACTGCTGAAGCTGCAACTCAATCTTCGCTTGATATCGCTGGTACTGGTACTTCCCGTGCTGATCAGATTGTTCTGATTGCTCCTGATGTACGCCTGGCTGCTCACGATAAAATTAAGCAGGTTAAAGAAAGAATTACTGTTGGTTTGACCAGTGGTTATAATACGTCTGTGGTTACTAAGACCGAAATTGCTCTTCCTAGCGAAGGCGCTGGTCTGGGCCGCAACTGGCAATTGTTCTACGAATCGACCGATGGTCTTCGTAAATTTGAGTCCACGATTCCTGGTCTGGATGGTCAAAGGATTGAATATCCTTCTGATATCGTCGAAGGTAGCCGCTATGCTGCTTACATGTTCTACCATAACTCCAGAGGAATGGCTTCTAATGGCCTTCAAAGTGAATCTCCTTATGTGACGATTGTACTTGTTCCTTGCTGCGATGGTGTACTAAAAGATGCTATCGAACTTATTTGCAACACGTTTGTAACTAACTTCCCTGGTTTCGCTTCTACACATGATGGTTCTGCTATCGATCTGGGTGAATGCCCCGAAGGTGACGACGAAGGATAAGATTTAAGGTGGGGGTGAAATTCCCCCACAATTTTTAACTATCATAATCATATAATATGGCTAATAAAGAAACCTTAGAGCTTGCTGGATTTCTTGCAGAAATTGCGAATGCTCTTGAAAAATCCCTGCGTGACGGTGTTCTTAACTTTGCTGATTTTGCAAACTTTTTGAATACTGCTCTTTCCGCCCCCAATGCTATTCAAGGCATTGATAAAATTGGCGAAGAAATCAAAGGTTGGACAGATGCCGAAAAAGCACAAGTAATTGTTCTGTTCCAAGAAAAACTTGATTTTGCTGCTGATAATCTTGAAAGTGCAGTAGAAGATATTTTCACTGCCGTTGTTTTACTGGTTGGCGCTATTACCAAGCTGGGTTTGAAAGTTTCTGCCCCAGAAGAAGGTAATGCTGCTGTATCTGAATAAAAATTAATAGTATGACTGTAACATTAAATAACTGTGATGATCTTCAAGTAACTTCAACTCTGTTAGCAACTTTTTTAGCAGACGAAGAAAGTTATACCGTAACCTTTAATAGTACGATCAACTGTTGTGACACTGTTTACACAAAGGATGTAGAAGTGGCTGATGTTACAGTCGATACTATTTCTATTGATCCTACTGTATACAATTCTACTTGGACTGAATTCCTTTCCGGTGTATACTATTTAGAAATTGTATTAACTGAAACCGAGACAGGAACTACTCAAACAGATAAAATATGTTTTCCTGTTGATTGTGCTAATTCTATTTGGACTCTTGTGTGTACACATATTGCTGCTGATACAGAGATGAAATCTAATGCAGACCGGCTTTATAGGGCTTTCCTTTTATCAGATAATTGTGATGATTGTGAATGCACCAAAGGTTGTACAATTTATGAGGCTCTTATGGAAGAATTGTCTGTCGACTTGACTAATATTAAAAAAGATTGTGGTTGCTCATGACCAGACTACAAAAACTTCAGTGCTTCTTTTTAGATTTAATGTACAAAAATTATGTGTCTAAAAAGTACATGATCAACTGCAAAGTTGACGATAATCTTATTAATAAGATTGACCGCTACATTTTTTTGTTAGAACAAGATTGCGATATTCCTAATAACATTGATTGTGATATTAATAACATCATTAGTTTCAATGAAGATTTTATTAGTTGTATGGCAACAACTTCTTTTTGTACAGAAAACGGAATTAGTACAGAATTATGTACTATAACGATCTATGTCTTAGACTCTCGTCCAGACCCAGAACCAGAAATTTGCACTGTAATTAATATAACAGAAACTCCATGATTACTTATTCAAACATAAGAAGATATTTTAGTTCTCCAACGGATTCTGCTCCCTGGACTTATTTGTTTTACGATGCAAATAATACTGGTTGTGTGACTTTTTCTAATGCGTCTGGCACAACTAATGCAAACAATGTTTCTACAAACATCACTTTTACTAATGAGTTATGTATTGAAGAAGCCGATATTCGCCTTAGAGTACAAGGTGTAAATGGTTGCGTAAACACCGCAAATATTACTTTTGATACTTTACCGTGTTCCAACTTTGTAGTTTCTGATATTGCATATACTGCACCATTTTCTTTTTCTGTAGCTGCTTCTGGTGGAACTGCCCCTTATACTTATGAGTGGTTTTATGATGATACTGTTTTTACAGCAGGTGGAAATACTAACACACAGCTAATCAACTTTAGTGTAAACAATACTCCGCTACCAACCAGTACTGATATTGTTTGCAAAGTTACTGATAATTTTGGCTGCTCCGATACAAAAGTTTATACTTATAACTTCTGTACCGCAACAGCTAGTAATTTAGTTACTTCTCTTAGTTGTTTAGGAACTACTGGGGCTGCTAATAATGCAATGGTGTTTTTAAATGTAACTCCATGTGGCGGAACAACTATTGACTGGTTACAAGGAATAAGTTTTACAAATGTTCCTAGTGGCATGACTATTACACATCCATATTCTAGTGGAAACTTGGCTGCCCCGAATAATAAGATCATTATTCAAACTACTAATGCAGTAACCAACGGAACTTACTATCTTACTTACAGAGTAAAAGATAGTAATGGCTTATGGTCTTCTACGGGGTCATTAACAGTTATTGTTCCTATTTGTTATGAAGGTGTTGTTGTAACTCCTATTACTGCTCAAAATAGAACTATCCAAATTGGTTGCGATGTGGTTCCAGGGGATATTATAGAAGTTGACATTTCCGATGCAGTAGTCCCTAATACTACTGTTGATTGGACTTCTTTGGTCTTTACTGATAGCGGTACAAATCAAACCGCAACTACTCTTGGGGAAGATAATGGGTATGATGATGTAACAACTCCAAATGTTACTTATAGTTCGGCAAATAAAATTATTTACTATGAAGTTCCTGCTGTTAGTGGAACAGACTCATTTGAATGGTCTATTTCAACTTCAGGATCTCCTTCTCTTGTTTCTAATGGTGTAGTTTATACTATTCTTCTTGAATGTGTAGATGCTCCAATTGCAGACGATGACGATGCTTGCGTTATCTGCGGAGAAACAATTGAAATAGACATTTTAGCAAATGACGATGCTAACGGTGGGGTTATCAATACAAATAGTGTTGTTTTAACCTCTGGACCTTCTAATGGTGTTGCTATGCTTAGTCTCGACGGTAAGATTACTTATACCGCCAATTCTGGTTTTGCTGGTACAGACACTATTACTTATACTGTAAATAATAACAATAATAATCCACAAACATCTAATGAAGCAACTGTAACCATCACTGTAATATGTGCCGGCGAACCTGCAAATATTAGTGTTTGTAACTAATAATAACACAAATGAAGAAGAAATATATTCCTTTTAATTTGGTGAGAAACAACAGGACTAATCTGCTTGGCCCGGATTTCGATCTGCAAAAGTATATTAAAGATGTTGTCGCTGAAGAACTGCTTGCCGGTACTTTTTCTCTGCCAGCTATTGATACCGTAACTGGTACGGTAGCCGATGATAATGATGCAGCCACTAAAGGTGTTGCTGTATATCTTCACATAGACGAGAAAAGTCAGTCCATTTTTGGTCACCTTGAATTCGTATCTCCTACGAACGCAAGCACAACTTTCAGAGTAGGTGCATCTGGTCCTTATGTAAAAGCTGTAGATGATGATGCCGCTGCTACTGGTGGTTATCAAGTTTACTTTGATGAAGATGCTGCTGATGCAGACAGCCGCTTTTTGGTGAATAATGCACTGACTGGCACTGATATCTTTGTGGTTGCGTCTGATGGTAAACTGATTCGTTTCAAGCATAATGCTACTCCTGCTACTCCTGGCGTTGCTGTCTATCTTGATGAAGATGCTGCTTCAGCGCACCTGAAATTGCTGTTTGTTTCTCCTACCAATACTAATGGTACATTTACCACTGACGATTCGGTTACTTTTGTAAAACAATAATATGGCCACTACTATAACTCCTTTTAATGAAATTGGAGTAGCAACTACTGGTGGAACATGGACTTATACGGGGAGTGGCTCTACAGGAGCTGTTCCCCTACCTCCTGATCCTCCTGCTCTTTATGATGATGAGCTTGACTTTGACGAAGTTGCTGCCGGTACTTATACGTATAAATATACTGTCTCTGAAGTTGGCTGCGACGATGCAGAAACTACTTTGACAATTAATGTATTTAAAGCCGTTCCGGTGAAAAATGATGAGTGTAGTACACCAAGAATTATGGTATTTCCATATAATGGCGGCACAAGTATAACCTATAATCAAACTTTAGATTCTGATTGTCCTGGTACAACAGCGCCAACTTTATCAGCTATAGATCTTCCTGTTGAATGGGATGCAATAGATGTTGGAGTAGATGTTTGGTTTAGAGTTACATTTGATCCTACCTATCCTCCCGTACCTATTATTGCCTGTTCTTTTACAGTTGATGGAAATCCTTATGGTACTGAAGGAGTTTTAGAACCTTTGATTGCAGTTTATTCTAATTGTGATGACGAAGATTTAATTGAGGCCGAAGTGCCCCAAGGCGGGGCAAGAGAAGTAAACCTTACATTAACCGACTTATTTGATACAGCACAAACTTTTCTTATTAGAGTAGCTTGTCCTGTTGGTTATGAAGGTAATTTTGATCTTACTTTAACAGTATAATATGCCTGTAATTTTTAGTAATGTTGTACAAAGGTCTGTTAACGACGCAAATAATGACCTTAATTTAAATTCGGCTACTACTGCTGTAGACCATACCTTAGTACATATACTAGGTGTTAATGGTGTTGGAGGCGGTGGAAATATTGCACAATCAAGAACATTATATCTTGATTTAACAAATCTTACTGAATCATCCGTTATTGATGCTACACAGGACTATCTTGTTTTTTATGATACTTCTTCCGGAAATCATTATAAAATTAAGATTCAAGATTTAGTCAGTAGTGGTATTTTTCAGTATGTAAAGTATATTGATAATAACTGCACAATAATTGCCTCTAATACTGGCATTACAGTAACAAAATCTTCCGGCACTATTTCTGTAACTATCCCCGAAAATGTTCATTTAATATCTTTAAATATTACAGGTGAACTTGCTGATCTTGATCCATATGCAAACTTATATGTAGAGTTTGTACATCAAATGGAAGTAACTATTAATCAAGATTTAGACTCTGCTGTAGTTCCTATAATGACGTATATTAATACGACATTTCCAGTAACATTGAATGGTGGAGTTGTTTCTGAAGATTTTCCTGCCCAGTATGATCCAAATAAAACTTATAACTTAGTTGAATGCGGTTTAGACGGAACAGACGCTATACTTAAAATTAAGATTGAGTCTATTGTAGACGATCATTTTATTATTAAATTGAATTTCTAATGCGGTATATATTTATTGTCATACTATCCTTTTTAGCCTTTAGCTTAAAGGCCCAATCTATAGAAAGCTTTGGCGCCAGATTTAGTATTGTAACAGATACTCTTATTTCTGGTTCTGATGATTTTTATATTAGAGGTTATTTAAGACATCCAAGAGCAACTTTTAATGCTGATTCCGCACAAGTAGGTGATATTATTGTTGATGCTGATTGCAATATTTTTACTGTAGACTCTATTTTACAAACCAATGGGCAGTATTTAAGGGCAAGAATTACGCCGCAAGATACTACTATTAATGATATTAGACCCGCTACTGGTGGTATTATTCGTCTGAATTCTCCTCCCAATGGAACATATACTATTCCAGCTAACGTTCCAATAGAGATTATTGATTGTTTTCTTAACTATAATTTCCAAGCTTTATCGGGATTAGATACTGTTTATTATGATTCTGACACGTTATATATAGTAACACCAGCAGAGACATATAAAGCCTATATTCCAGCTCCGACTCTTAATAGTCTGCCGGACGTGGATACTACTGGCCTTCAAACAGATAACCTGCTCAGGTGGGATGGGACTGATTGGGTTCCTGCCGCTACATCCTGGGTCGTTTCTGACGCAGGTGCTCCTACCGGCTCCGGTACATCCGGAACTATTCCGATCTGGACGGGGGCGAATACGCTGGGTAATAGCTCGCTGACGGAGGCCAGCGGGGTGCTTTCTTCCTCCCTTACCGGGGCGCTGAAGCTGCCAGCGGGTACGGATGCGCAGGACCCGGTTTGGAGTGCGGGGATGTTGAGGTACAATACGACAGTGAACGGGTTGCAGGGGTATAACGGTACGGCAGAGAGGTTTTTGCCTTGGTCTGATGCTGATAATTGGGCAATTAATAGAATTCCTTACAGCAATGGCAGTAGCCTAACTTCATCAAATAAATTGCAATGGGATGGAAGTAGGTTGTTATTTGACAATAATGGGTTTCATCCATTGATTGAAATTGATGCAATTGGCGGTGGCGGTGGGACAAATACGGCTGTTGCAATTGGCACTTCTGCTTCAAATGATATTAACGGAAATTTTGTGCAGATAGGGAATAATAGCCTGGCCCAGTCAGGCTCTGTAGCCATTGGTATGGGGTCAATTGCAACAACTTCAAGTGTAGTAATCAGTAATGCTAACAGCACGGGCACTTATTCAGCCACTTATGGTACTGCAGCAGTATCAAGCAACATTGGCGGCGTGGCAGTTGGTCATACAGCTTATGCGACCGGGCAAAAAAGTGTAGCGATAGGATATTACAGTAGAGCGAATGCAAATAATATTTTCGTTTGCGGTGCGGCGGGCACACAAGGCAGCCCTATTACAGATGTGTATTTTGGCTCCGGGGTGCAATATGGTATCGAAGGCAGTAATAATACACCAACAACTGGTGCCGGTGCTTCGTATACAATTAACGGTTCAGGTGCTGGCGGCACGAACGGAAATGGTGGAAACATCACCATAGCAGGCGGCAAAGGTACAGGCTCTGGCACACCAGGATATATTTCATTTTCAATTTCCACACCTGGCGCAAGCGGTTCCACCCTGCAAACGCTTACAGAAAAAGCCCGCATACAAAGAGACAGCTTTTTTCTTTATGGCTAC